GGGCCGGGGGCGAAGATCTCGGGCTTGGCCACGGTCACGGTCATCCGCCCCGACGACCTGGCCGACCGGCTGCTTGATCGGGCCAAGCATCCCGCGTGGCAAGGGGAGCGAACGAAGCTCGTCTACGAATGGCCGACCGCCGAGGAGATGTGGAGCCAGTACGCCGAGCTGCGGCGCGAGGGGCAGCGGCAGGGCACTGGCACCAAGGCTGCGGATGACTTCTACCGGGCCAATCAGGCCGCGATGGACGCTGGCTGTCGCGTGGCGTGGCCCGAGCGGAAGAACGAAGACGAGTTGTCGGCGATTCAGCACGCGTGGAACCTGCGCGTTGATCGTGGTGAATCGGCGTTCATGGCCGAGTACCAGAACGCCCCGATGGCGGATGACATCACGACCGATCGTCTGGAGAAGCGGGCGCTGGCGGCCCGTGCGATCAACGTGAAGCGGGGCGTGGTGCCCTCGGGGCACTCGACGCTCACGGCGTTCGTGGACGTGCAGGAAAAGCTCCTGTTCTGGCTGGTGGCGTCGTGGTCGGAATCGTTTGGCGGGCATGTCGTGGCCTACGGGTGCTATCCCGACCAGGCGGTCTCGTTCTTTGAGGCCCGGCACGCAAAGCGGACGCTGGCCCTTGCTGCAAAAGGCTCGTCCATGGAGGGGGCGTGGTTCGCCGGAATGGAGAAGGTGGCCGCGATCATCCTGGGCAGCGAGTGGCAGCGTGAGGACGGCATGGCCCTGCGCGTGTCGCAGATGATGATCGACGCCAACTACGGGGCGAGCACGCAGGTCGTGCGGAACTTCTGCAAGCGGTCTGCGTTTGCGGCCCAGCTCCTGCCGAGCCACGGCAAGGGCATCGGTGCGTCAAAGACGCCGTTGTCGGACTCGGGGCATCGTGGTGACAAGATTGGCCTACAGTGGCGGGTTGGCAAAATCGGCACGGCCACGGACCAGCGGTCGGCTCTCTACGACACGAACTTCTGGAAGACGTTCGTGGCGGCTCGCCTGCGGATGCAGATGGGCGACCCCGAGGCGATCACGTTGCACCACGGCGACCACGACTTGCTGCTCGAGCACCTGACGGCTGAGTTTCCGGTGAGGACTGAAGCCCGCGGGCGAGTGGTCGATGAATGGCAACTCCAGCCGGGCCGGGATAACCATTGGCTTGACTGCCTTGTCGGGTCTGCGGTGGCGGCGTCGATAGCGGGCGTGCAGCCCACCGCATCGGAGGCCGGTGGCCGTCGGCGGCGCAAGGTTGAGATACCGACCAATGCGAGCGGCAAGCGGGTGATTCAACTCAAGAAGCTGGGTGGCAAGTAGCCACACCCCCTGCGGATAACCGGGCCTTCTGCCCTACCGTCGCAGCATGAGCGACGAGATCCGCGACGCGATCGAAGCGACGGCCACGGGGCCAAAGCGTGTCCGCACTGATGCGGGCGAGGTCGAGTCGCAGGACATCGAGCAGCAAATTGCTGCGGATAAGTATCTCGCCGCAAAGGCGGCAGTCAGTGGCGAGGGGAACACCCGCCGCGGGCTGCGGTTCAACAAGTTGATCCCTCCGGGCTCGATCTAGCGTGGGTTTGTTCGGCAACCTGTGGGCGAGGTCGAAGCAGGCGGCACCGCCTGTGCCGGCGAAGCTCCGCGCCAAGTATGACGCCGCGGAAAGCAGCGACGACCGCCGCCATTGGGCCAACGCCGACGCGTTCGCGGCGGATGCCGCCTTGTCGCCCATGGTGCGGCGGACGCTTCGCAACCGTGCCCGCTACGAGCGGGCGAACAACTCTTGGCTGGCTGGCATCTCTGGCAGCGTGGCTGCGTCGCTGATTGGCACGGGCCCGAGGCTGCAGCTTGACAGCGGATCGGCTGACCTTGACCGCATGGTCGAGCGGTCGTTCTTTGACTGGGGCTGGCAGATCGACCTGCCCGGCAAGCTTCGCACGATGCGCGAGGCTCTGGTCGTGGATGGCGAAGCGTTCGCCATGATGATCAGCAACCCGAGGCTGCCAGGCGTGCAGCTCGACCTGCGGCTGGTCGAAGCCGAGATGGTCGCCACGCCCACGATGGTCACGGCCCCAAGCGTGACCACGGACGGCAGCACAGTTGACGGGATTGAGTTCGATCAGGTTGGCAATGTCATCGCCTATCAGGTGCTGACGTACCACCCTGGTGCGAACTATCACGTCAACTCGCTGTCGTTTCAGCGTGTGCCGGCGGGCCAGATGATTCACTGGTTCCGTGCCCAGCGGCCCGGCCAGCATCGCGGCGTGCCTGAGGTGGCCCCGGCGCTGCGTCTCTTTGGGCAGTTGCGCCGTTACACCGATGCGGTGATTGCCGCCGCCGAGACCGCTGCGGACTTCGCGGCGTTCATCCACAGCAATTCGCCGGCAGCCGAGGTGGACGAGATCGAGGCGTTCGCCGAGATGCCCATCGAAAAGCGGGCAATGGTCACGCTGCCCGAAGGGTGGAACGTCTCGCAGTTGAAGGCGGAACAGCCCACGACGCAGTACCCGGCGTTCGTCAGGCAGATCCTCAACGAGATTGCCCGCTGCCTGCAAATCCCGTTCAACGTCGCCGCACTCAATTCGTCGGAATACAACTACGCATCCTCGCGCATGGACTGGCAAATCGCCGGCATGCACGAACGGGTTGACCGCGACCACATCGAGCGTGCCATGCTCGACCGGGTGCTCGCGGCGTGGGTCAACGAAGCCAGCCTTGCGGGCGTGCTGCCCGACGGTCTGCCGCCGTTCTCAGAGTGGAACTGGGCCTGGCAGTGGGACGGCAAGGATCACGTCGATCCCAACAAGGAAGCCACGGCTGCAGAAACGCGGCTGAAGACGCACACGACCACGCTGGCGGCTGAATACGCCAAGCAGGGCAAGCAGTGGGACGTGGAGCTGCGGCAGCGTGCCGCCGAGATCGCGTTGCAGCGTGAGCTCGGGTTGCCGATTGAAACGGCCCCGAGCGTCAACGCCCCGATGGATCAGCAGGAGGCCAACGCATGAGCAGCATCAAGATCGAAGCCGGCGTGTCGTTTGTGCAGGCCGCAGACGGCGAGTCGTCTGCCGGCACCCGCAAGTTCCGCATCGTCGCCTACACGGGGGCACCGATCCGTCAGGGTTGGAGCCGCGAGCCGGTCGTGATCGACCTGGCCGGCATGACGTTGCCGAGCACGGTTCCCGTGGTCATCGGCCACGACTACTCGCTCGGGTCGATCCTCGGGCAGGGCACGCCGAGCGTCCAGGGCGGGCAGCTTGTGCTTGAGGGCGAGGTGCTCGCGGACAGCGACGCGTCCCGCCAGGTGCTCGCGCTGGCTGCAGCCGGCTACCAGTGGCAGGCAAGCGTCGGTGCCGACGTTGGCCGGCATCTCCGGTTTGGCGAAGACCAAGCCACCACCGCAAACGGGCAGACCCACACCGGGCCTGTTCGTGTCGTTCGAGCCTCCACGCTGCGGGAGGTTTCATTTGTCACCCTCGGGGCCGACCGCAGCACGGCCGTCTCTATCGCGGCTGAAGAGGTCGCAGAGGAGTCATCTATGGCGGACACCGCCAACACCAAGCCCGCGGACGAGGTCGTGAAGACCCCGGCCGTGGAAGCCGCGGCGACGGACGCCGTGGAGACCGAGGTCAAGGCCGCTGACGAGACCGCCGGTCTCAAGGCCCAGATCGAGACTCTCACCAAGAAGGTCGAAGACATGCAGAAGCTCAACGCGACGCGTGACGAGCGGCCCGCGGCCCCCGCGGTCCATGTGACCACGCCCGTCGCCCCGTCGGCGGACGTGATTGAGGCGGCGTTCGCCCTCCAGGGCGGCCTGCCGCAGGTCGAGAAGCACTACCGGCCCGAGGTGCTCGAGGCGGCCCACAAGGCCCGCCGTGAGCTCTCGCTCGGCGAGGTGCTGGTGCAGGCCGCTGTGGCCAACGGCTACGACGGCAGCCGCAAGATCTCGGCCGCGACCCTGCGTCCGATCCTGGCTGCCGCGTGGGCGACCCACAGCATCGCTGGCGTCCTCAGTTCGACCGTCAACAAGTTCCTGCTCGCCGGGTTTGACTCGGTCGAGTCGGCGTGGCGGTCGATCTCCGCGGTTCGCTCCGTGAACGACTTCAAGACGCTGACGAGCTACCGGCTCAACGGCTCCTTCAAGTTCGTCAAGGTGCCGAACGGCGGCCAGCTCGAGAACGCCGCGGCCAGCGACGAGAGCCGGACGATCGCCGCCGAGACCTACGGGATCATGACCTCTGTCACCCGTACGGATCTCATCAACGACGATCTCGGTGCCCTCACGGCGGTGCCGCAGCGGATCGGTCGCGGTGGTGCCCTCGCCCTCAACGATGCGTTCTGGACTGAGTTCCAGGCGAATCACGGGTCGTGGTACACCTCGGGTCGTGGCAACCTCGAATCGACGGCTGGGGCGCTCTCGCTCTCCAACCTGAAGAAGCTCGTCACGCGGTTCCGCAAGCTGAAGGATCCCGATGGCAACCCCGTCGCGGTCATGCCCAGCGTGTTCCTCGTGCCGGCTGACCTCGAGATCGCGGCTGCCGAGATCATGGGCGCTTCGCTCCTGGTCGGCGGCAGCTCGACGGTGCCCAACGTGAACCCGTTGGCCGGTCGCTATCAGGTGGTCGCCTCGACCTACCTGTCGAGCATCGAGGACTACTACCTCGTCGCCAACCCGGCTGATCTGCCGGCGATGGAGGTGGCGTTCCTCAACGGCGTGCAGAGCCCGATCGTGGAGACGGCCGAGGCCGATTTCAACACGCTCGGCGTTCAGATGCGTGGCTACTTCGACTTTGGCGTGGCCAAGGCCGAGTACCTCGCCAGCGTCAAGGGCGACGCGACCTGATGTCGGACAAGTGCCCGGCGGGCCGGAGCAATCCTGCCCGCCGGGCTTCCTTCACACTTCACATGAAAGCAGGTGATCAACATGGCTGATTACGTCTCGGAAGATTGCGCCGTCCAGTACACGACCACGCCTGCCGTCGCGGCCGGTGCGGTCGTGGTGATGGCGGACCTGATCGGTGTCGCCAACCGGCCGATCGCGGCTGGTGGCACGGGTTCGGTGGACATTGACGGCATTCACTCGCTGCCGAAGGCGGCTGCCGCCAGCGGTGCGTCGATCTCGCAGGGCGCGATCGTCTACTGGGACGCCAGCGCCAGCAACATCACGACGACCTCGTCCGGCAACAAGCGGGCCGGCAAGGCTGCGGCCGACGCCGCCAGCACGGCGACGACGGTTCGCGTGATCCTCAACTGCGGCTGATCGTTCGTTCCCACGCAAGCCCCGGCGGTGCGCTATCGCACTCAAGCGCGCCGCCGGGGTGTCGCGTAGGGGGAGGTTGCCATGGCCGACATGCTCGCCGCTGGTGCCGCGTGGATGGCTGGGCAGCTCAAGGCTGCTGCCGGCACGACCGTGGTCTACGTTCGCGGCAACGAGGCTGGGGAAGTGACGGCGACGATCGGTGCGTCGGCCTTTGAGTCGGCCAACCAGAGCGGCGTGATTGAGCGGTGGGAGTCGCGGGATTTCTTGATTGCGACGGCCGACTTGCCGTTTGGCGACCCGGCTCACGGCGACAAGATCGTGGAGACCGTCAACGGCGTGAGCGTGACCTACGAAGTGGCGACACCTCGAGGTGTGCCGGCGTGGCACTACGGTGACGGGTTCCGCTTGATCGTGCGGGTACACACGAAGCAGAGCGAGACGGGCATCACGTACATCACGACCGAGACCGGCGACATTCTGGTGGCGTAATGGCACGCAAGAAAATCTCAGAGCTGCCGCTCGACACCGCCGTCATTGGGACGGACGTTGTGCCGATCGTCAGCGACGGTGCCACGAAGCGGGTGCAGCTCGCCACGCTCGGCACGTACTTTTCGACGGTGCCGTCGGTTCCGTCTTCTCACGCGGCCTCCCACGGCCAGGCTGGTGGCGACCCAATTACCATCGTTTCAGCCCAGGTCTCAGACTTCAACTCGGCCGTAGTGGCTGCATCGCCGCCGGCCACGTGGGAGACGCTGACGGGCAAGCCGTCTACGTTCACCCCATCGGCCCACGTCCACGCAATCTCCGACGTGACCGGGTTGCAAACCGCTCTCGACGCCAAGGCCACGCCGGCCGACGTGACGACGGCCGTGAACGCCGTCATCGACGCCGCCCCGTCCGCTCTCAACACGCTCAACGAGTTGGCGGCGGCTCTCGGGAATGACGCCTCGTTCGCCACCACGGTCACGAACGCCCTCGCGGCGAAGGCACCGCTCGCCAGCCCGACGTTCACGGGGACGGTGAGCGGCATCACGGCGACGATGGTCGGGCTCGGCAACGTGGACAACACGAGCGACGCCAACAAGCCCATCAGCACGGCGACCCAGACCGCCCTCGACGGCAAGGCGGCATCAAGCCACACACACACGGCTTCAGCCATCACGGACTTCACGGCCGCCGTGGTCGCTGCGGCCCCGGCGTACACGCTCCCGGCCGCCACCACCACCACGCTCGGCGGCGTGATCGTCGGGTCGGGCCTTGCCGTGTCGAGCGGCACGGTGTCGGTCGTGACCTTCGACGTTCGCTCCGACACCGTTGGCAGCACCTCGTACATCGGTCGCGCCGTGGCTGGCTCCGCGACCTCCGCGAGCGTTTGGACGATCCGCCGCACCGTGCTGACCAGTGCCGGGGCGGTGAGCAGCACAACCACGGCGACGAACGTCAAGTGGGATGACCGACTGACGGCTTCTTATTCGTAGGAGTAGACGATGCTTTCGATCAACCTTGCAGTAACCACCCGCATCCTGCCCGATGGCAGCGAGGACGCGAGCATCGCGCTCCGCATGATCCCGACCTCGATTGTCGATGGCGCGGTCGTGACCGATGACGCCAACGCGGTCGGACGGTATCGCGGCAGCGTGGGCGAAATCAGCGACCCCGCAGAAGCGGCGAAGGTGCAGGCGCTGTTGGCGGCAATCAAGGCACTGGCGGAGTAAGCGATGCCCACCTACTACGCCCGCAAGAGCGGCAACGTCAACGCGACCGATGTTTGGGCGACCACGCCGACAGGGACGGCGAGCAACCTGTTCCCGTCGTTTACCAGCGCCGATACGCTGTACGCGAATAACTTCACCGTGACGCTGAACGTAAACACCACTGTACTTGACGTTCGCACCGACAACACAAACTCGGCCACGGCGGGCGGGCAGTTCAACTTGAACGACGGCGTGACGCTTACCGCTGCGGTCGTTGCTGGGTCTACCAATGCGTGCGTGAATTATGGCGGCTCTGCGTCTGCGTCAATAGTTGGATCTGTGACTGGTGGCGGTGGTGGTTCCTTTGCTGGAGCGGTGCAAACCAGCGGAAGCGGCACCCTGTCAATCACAGGAAGTGTAGTCGGCGGAACCGCCGCCGGGCCGGGCATATACCATGCCACTGGCAATGTTATCGTCACCGGGAACGTTACGGCAGGAAACAGCACAGGAAACTCGCAGGGCATCAGCATTCAGTCTTCTGGCGCAGCAACGATCACGGGAACCGTGACCGGCGCGGTGACTGGCGGCGTTAGCACGGCTGGTGTCGTCATTAGCACGGCCGGTACGTTGACCGTGATCGGCACCGCCGTAGGCGGAAGCGTCAGCCCGGGCATCTCTGTTACCGGCGCTGCGACCGTGACTGTCACGCGAGCCAAGGGCAACGGGTTCGGGGCTGGCAGTTCTGGCTTGACGGCTCAACCGGGGGTGAGCACCACGAACCAGTCCGCGAATGTGCGCGTATACTCCATCGAGTACGGCGACCTCGGCATGTCGCCCACGGTCGGCCCGTGTGGTTTCGTTGACGACGCCACAAACGTGGCGCTTGTGTACCGTCCGGGCTTATCAAAGAAGACATTGATCGACGCCGCCGCTAGTGCGGGCTATCCGACCGCGAGCAACGTCAGGAGCGGCACTACCTACGGCAACGGCAACTTCACCGGAACCTGCGCCGTGCCAGCCGCCGGCAGCGTGGCCCTCGGCGTCCCGGTGGACAACACCACCGGCACGGCTGTGCTGACGCCTGCGGCTGTGTGGAACTACGCCACCAGCGCGGCCACGACGAGCGGCAGCATGGGCAAGCGGCTCAAGGACGCGGCCACCGTGGCCTCAACAGGGCAGCAGTTGGCGGATGCCCTCACGCCGTAACGGAGCCAGCGTGACCCCACGCCTCCTCGCCACAGTCGCGATGATCCTCGCAACGGCACAGGCGGGGGAGGGGATGGCTGTCTACACGGCACCCTGGTGCCCAGCGTGCCAGACCGCCAAGGCGGACCTCGACGCCGACCCCAGCCTCACGGGTGGCCGGCGGCTCGAGGTGATTGATGTGGAGCAGCAGCCCGAAGTGGCCCGCCAGCGGGGAGTGCGGACGCTGCCCACGTTCGTCATCGTGACCGAGAGCGGCCGGGAGGTGCGACGACTCGCAGGGTATCCGGGCAGGGTGAAGTTCCGCGAGTGGTCGCAACGCCCGTAGC